AAGGCAGGTAAAGGCAGAGACTTACGCGCTATTCATTTAATAGAGTTAGTAGAGTACAACGAGCCTGATGGTGCAGGTATGTACGATGAAGGAGACTACTAATGGCAGTTAACAAAGGAAACTTAATGGCAGAGGATACTACTAAACCTTTCGTTACTATTGATGATGTGCAGATTTCGGTAGAGGATTTACCAGAAGAAGCACAAGGTATCTTTGGTAGGTTACAAAGGTTGAATCAAAAGAAAGCAACACTCGCATTAGATATGGAAGAGATAGACGCAAGCATTAACTTTTTTTCAAGTAGAATAATTTCTATTGTTAATTCTTCTTTAGGTCAAGGAGAGGAGG